GGCGGCGGAGACGTTCGCATCGTTTGATGGGATGGCGCAACGCCCGAAAGTGGCGGCTCACGTCAAGGGTGTGATGCGCGGTAAGGGTGACGAGAAGATCCTGTTCCGGAATGGTTCGCGGATTCTGTTTGGGGCCCGGGAGACGGGGTTCGGTCGCGGGTTCTCTGATGTGGATGTGCTTGTGTTCGACGAAGCGCAGATCATGACTGAGGCCACGTTGGAGGATATGGCGGCCGCGCAGAACGTGGCGAAGAATCCGCTCACTTTTATGATGGGTACCCCGCCGCGGCCAAAGGATCCGGGTGAGGTGTTCACTCTGCACCGGCAGGAAGCGTTGGACGGCGAATCGGATGAAACCCTGTACATCGAGTTGTCGGCGGATCGTGGCGCGGACCCATTGGACCGTGAGCAGTGGCGCACCGCTAACCCGTCCTTCCCGTTTCGTACGTCGGAGCGGGCGATGCTGCGGTTGCGGAAGAAACTGAAATCGCTTGACTCGTGGATGCGGGAAGCGCTTGGGGTGTGGGACGAGGAGGCCCACTTCCAACCCGCCATCGCGTTGACGATATGGAATCAGTTATTTGATGTGGCGGTGGACGGGAATCAGCCGGATTCACTCGGGGTGGACATGTCCCATAGGGGCGAGATTTCCATCTCTGCGTGTTGGGTGAACGAGGACATTGCCCACGCGGAAGAAGTCTGGGCGAACGTCGACGAGGCCGCCGCGATCGAATGGATAGACGCTAGGACTCTCCGCAGAACCCCCATCGTCATCGACAACGCATCCCCCGCGAGCGCGTTGGCGCCCGAGCTCCGGCGCCGCGGGAAGAATGTGGTGCTATCCACGGCGTGGGATATGGGCAAAGCATGCGGCTTGGTTGTTGCTCGGGCGAAGGCCGGGACTGTTACGCACGGCGCGCAAGACTCCGTCACCGAAGCCCTGAAAGGCGCCCGGAAACGTCCGATCCGGGATGCGGGTGGTTGGGGTTGGGACCGCCGCGACGAAACGGTGAACATTGCGCCTTTGGTGGCGTGGACGCTGGCGGTGTTTGGTGCTGTGTCGCAGCGACGGAAAACTAATACGGCCCGTGAGGCCGTTCTACTCACATAACTGGAGAGGGGGACGATGTACGGCGAATGGACAACGACGACAGTACCGGTCGTCCTCCCCGATATCAGCGACGACGAACAAGCGTTGTTGACGACACTGTTTCAGCAGTTGGAGTTCAAGCAGGTCCGCAACTCTCTTCGCGATTCTTACTACGACGGTAGGCGGGCTATCGCGCAGGTGGGGACGATCATCCCGCCGTCGTATGCGAAGCTGGCCATCGTTTTGGGTTGGTCTGGTAAAGCTGTCGACACGTTGGCGGACCGCTGCAATCTGGATGGGTTCGTGTGGCCCGACGGTGAACTCGCTTCTCTCGGTTTCCCGGACGTGTATGAGGGCAATTTCCTAAGTACTGAGGTGAACTCGGCGGTCACCCAATCGTTTCTGCACGGGGTGTCGTTTCTGATCAACACGGTCGGTGACCCCGGCAAGGGGGAGCCGATCGGGTCTATTCATGTGAAGGACGCGGCGAACGCCACCGGCATCTGGGATGCCCGCGCCCGACGGTTGTCTAGTCTGCTGTCGATTACGAGCCGCGACTATGAGACCGGTTTGCCTGACGGGATCGCCCTCTATATGGATGGGTTGACGATCACCGCTAACCGCGACGACATGGGTTGGATGGTGGACCGCACCGAGCATCCGTGGGGTGTGCCGGCGGAGCCGATGGTGTACCGGTATCGCGGTTCCCGCCCGTTCGGCACATCGAGGATTTCCCGGGCTGTGATGTCGTTGCATGATCAGGCTTTGCGGACGGTAATCCGCATGGAAGGTCACGCCGACACCTATTCGTTCCCTGAAATGTGGATGCTGGGCGCCAACGAGGAGATCTTCAAAAACCCGGACGGCTCCCCCAAGGCTTCGTGGCAGGTGATGCTCGGCAGGGTTAAAGGCATCCCCGACGACGAAGAGGCTTCAAATCCGCGGGCGGACGTTAAGCAGTTCCAGGCCGCTTCCCCGCAACCCCACATCGACCAGTTGAAGCAGCAAGCGCAACTGTTTAGCGGGGAAACGTCGATTCCGTTGACGTCGCTTGGCGTTTCGGACATGTCTAACCCCACCTCAGCGGACTCCTATGTCGCGTCTCGTGAGGACCTGATAGCTAGGGCTGAAGCGGCGACAGACGATTATTCGCGGCCGTTGCGGCGGGCGTTGACGCGGGCGTTGGCGATGCAGAACGGGTTCAAGGAGATCCCTACACAGTGGGCGTCGATCGCGCCGAAGTGGCGTTCCCCTATGTATCTGTCTCGGGCGCAGCAGGCCGACGCAGGGCAGAAGCAACTCGCCGCCGTGCCGTGGCTGCAGGAAACCGAAGTCGGCCTCGAATTGTTGGGGTTGGATGAGCAGCAGATTGCGCGCGCTATGTCGGAGAAGCGGCGCGCTGAGGGCCGCCTGATTCTGAAGTCGCTGGCGCTGAGAGGTGCAGCCACCCTCGCGCAAGGCGCGCCGGAGCAGGCTGCTATCGGGACTGCGTTGGCGGAGGGTTCACAGGTAGGCAATGACGACAGCATCACCGCCCAGACCGGACAGTAGCCTCGCCCCGGCGCTGGCTACTATCTCCAATGAGGCGACAGCGCAACTCGACCCGATATGGTCGCTGCAGGCCAAAGATATTGTGCCGGCACTGTTCGAGGTGATCCCGCCGCTGCTGGATCATTGGGGTTTAGCGGCGGCGGCAGCAGCGGCGGACTGGTATGACCACCTCCGTGACACCGAAAACATTGCGGGCAGGTTCGCCGCGATCGTCGAACCACTCGGCGATTTAGGTGCGAAGGCGTTAGCGGGTTGGGCTGCGCAACCGTTGAACCTTCCCGAACCCGACCTGGTGACAGCGCAGTACCGGGCTACCGGGGGTGTGCAGAAGCGGTTGGTGAACGCCGCCAACAAAACCGTCACCCACTCCGCTGAACAAGACCCGAATGCTAAAGGGTATATGCGTCAAACCCGTGCGGGGGCCTGCAAATTCTGTTTGATGGTCGCATCAAGGGGCGGCGTTTATACGAAAACGTCGTCAACGTTCGCCTGCCACGAGCATTGCTACTGCCAAGCCATCCCCGCCTGGGGCGGTAAAGCGTTGCCTGTGGGCCCGTATAAGCCGTCCGACCGGCCCAACAACACCCAAGAGAAAGCCCGCGTCAAACAGTGGATCGCGGACAACCTGTAAAAGACTTCCCACCTGTTTGCGGTGGGCTACGCCGACGGTCGGCGGTTAACGACCGGTGATGGAGTGACTAATGAGTGACGAAGGTACTGGACAGAACGAGTCGAATATGGACGGCAATGAGCAGGAAACCAGCGGAACCACGTCCGCCGCTGGCGACGACTTCACGCCAATCATTTCCCAGCAGGAACTTGACCAGGCGATTAAAACTCGACTGGAACGAGAACGGGCAAAGTTCAAGGACTACAACGACCTAAAGGCAAAAGCTGCGGAGTTCGACAAGGTCGCCGAGGCGCAAAAAACTGACCTACAGAGGCAGGTTGAACGCGCGGAGGCAGCTGAGAAGGAAGCCGCCGCGTTGAGGTCAGCCCAAGAGGTCGCCGGCTGGAAGGCGCAGGTTTCCAAGAAGTTCGGGATCCCCGCCGACGTTTTGCGCGGCGCCACCCTCGACGACATCGAGGACCACGCCGCATCACTCAAAGCTCTACTCCCAGAGCCCCGCACGCCAGGCTTCGTGCCGGGTGAAGGGCGAACCGTTACCGGCGGCGCCGGCAACCCGGCCCAGCAATTCGCCAACCTCATAAAACAGCAACTCTCCTAAGGAGAAATCATGGCAACCCAACTCAGTTCGACCTCCTCAGTTCTTCTCCCACCCACTATCACGGCCCCGATCTTCGCGAAGGCCACCGAACAGTCCGCAGTTCAGGCGCTGGCCCGCCGGGTACCGCTGGCACTCACCGCGAACACGGCGATCCCGATCCCGATGGACGTCCCCGTCGCCGACTGGGTCGCTGAGGGCGGCGTCAAGCCCGCCGCGCAGGTCGGTGTCGGTGTCAAGCAGATGACCGGCAAGAAGGTTGCTCTGCTCGTCCCGGTGTCGGAAGAGGTCGCGATGACCAACCCCGGCGGCCTGTACGACCAGCTGGTGCAGGACCTTCCTACCGCCATCGCTAGGGCGTTCGACTACGCGGTGATCAACGGTAAGTCGCTTCGTACCGGCGGTGCGGGCCCGTTCCCGGAGTACCTGAATCAGGCCACCAACACGGTCGCGCTTGGTACGACCGCGAACAGTGCCGGCGGCCTGTAC